GTTGTAGTACTGTGTAATATAGCTACCTACATTTCCTTTTGTTACGCAGCTTGTGATATTTTCAGCATTTACTTTAATAGAGGCTCTTAATTCGTCCTCTATCCCTTTTGCTCTTTTAACTTCCTGCGTAATAGAATCACTGTTTATTTTTAACTGTGCCTCTGTATATACCGACATCTGCCCCAGCACTTCTACATCTTTTACATATACCGCTGCCCCTTGCGTATAGGCATACAAATATAAATACCTTGTGCTGGTGCTTTCTGGTAATGTTACCTCTCTTTCTACGGTTGTCCATTCTGTGCTTTTCAGTAATCCGTATGCCGTTGTCTGTGTGGAATAAAAAGTACACTGTACTCTTGCGTTGCTTTCGCTCCCGCTTGCCGCTGCTGCCTTATACCGCACTCTATACGTTCCGGCTGGCAATACGCCAATCTTGCACCGTATGTATGATGGTGTGCTGGAAGTTTTTGAGATCTTGGCGCATACCCCCAGCGTGCTATCCGTAATAACCTCATTATTTTCACTGCTCGTATACCATTCATCTGTAAAACCGTCCTTGAAATCTCCACCTGCTACATAATTGTGCATGTTATGCTCTTCAATAGTTTTGCATAGCAATGTAATTTCTGATGCTGTGCTTTCAATTTTTGCCGTCATTTCCTTTGTGACGGTTTCGCCCACACTGTTTGCTTTCTCTGCTGCATAGGCATTTGCTGCTGCCTCTATTGCAATAGAAACGGCTGTTTGATACTCCGTAACCGCACTGCCATACTCGCTGTATGCTGTTCGGTATGTTTCCATGTTTTTTTCAATCTCTTCTTTTGTTTCAGAATTTATAACGTTGTTGATTGCTGTAACCAGCACATTATATTTGGCAGTATTGGCAGTTCCAAATACAGTAAGCCACGCTTTATGCATTGCATTCAATTCCGCAGACGGCACATAATCATTATCAAATAACTCTTCGTGTTTTGCGTCTGCCTCTTCTTTTTCTTTCACAATGATCTGCAACATTTTCTGTATGGCAGCCTTTTCAGATTCCGTTATTATCCCGTCTGCTACTGTTGTTTCCAGTTCATTGTTGATATCGTCAATAGCGTTATTTACGTCTTGAATTTCTTTGTTGGTACTTTCTTGTAACCCATTCGCATACTGCTTTGCGCTGTTTAATGCTGCCTCTGCTGCATCTGTTGCGTGTTTAGTTACTTTGTTCCTGTACTCAACATCTAACGCCTCTGCATACACTGTCCCAGCTTTTAATATTGCCCCGGTTAATTCCCCGGCGGTAATAAAATCTGCTACTATCTGACCGTCTGCGGTTATTGCTGTCGTGAACTCTCCATTTACTCCCGTACTGCTGTGCCCCAGTCCGGCAAGATTCCAACGCCATACGTTTTTAGCTTTTGACGTATCCGGCGTATCAAGTATAAATATTTCCTGTGGGTTCTTTTCCGGGTGTAATACCACATAACCACCGCTGTTGCCAGTGATTGCCGCAGTCACATTTTTAATGGTGTTCTCAATCTGCTTTTTGATTTGCTCCGCTCTTGTCTGGTTCTTTACTATCAGCTCCTGCGCCTCTTTCTGTGCCGCAGTAATGGTTTTAGTCAGATTCGTGCGGGCTGCTCCAATTTCAAGCGATTCGTAACGTTCTTTTATGCTGTCATATTTTACTTTCGTAATCTTTGCTTTTACGTTGATATCAAGCGGCAAGATTTTAACCGTAACAATATCGCACAGCTTTACACTCTCAAAAGCCTTTATATTTTTATAATCTTTGGTTTTCTTCAACGATGCAAAAGACAAGGTAATATTTACTTTTGGCTCTATACTTAATTTGCCCAAATACTCTTTTGCCTTTGCTCGCAGCATGTCAGTAGTAATTATTGTTCCGCTTTCCCATTCCCCGGAAAAGTCTACAATCTCACACCGCAGCGTTGCATATTTGTTTGCATTCTCATGCTGTAATACCTTTTCCGGCAATGTTATGTATGTTTTCTGCTCCGCTCCCTCTGCGGTATATTTCGCATATGGGAAAATTACCGTTACAACATCTGCAATATTCTTTTCCTGCTTTGCATCTATCAGATTCTTGCCGTACTCAATCGTTACGCCATTGTCTACGCCCCTTGCTTTTAAAAGCTCTACTCTGTAATTGTCGTAGTGATATTCTCCACCCCATACGTCCAATAAGCTGCCCTCTGTGCCGCCCATAGCGTTTCTGACGCTTACAGCCCCGTCTATACTGGTGCTGTTGGTTGTGGTAATATCACTTGCACAGGTAAACTCATGCGGCAATATCGCTGCGTCCAGCAACTCATGTAATGCCCGTTCTCCGTTTACCTCACTTACTGTAAAACAGTCTACCGGGTTGCCGTTCAGTTCATAACTGATATGTTCCCCGTACCATGTTGTATTTTCTCCTACAGCTTTCGTATGGTTGTAAATACGGAAAAGCTGCGGGTTATCTTCATCATTCGCCTTTGCTTTTATGATTGCGTCATTCTCTAAGTATTTCGCCAAATGTCCTTTTGTCGGATACGTCAACGCAAGCTCATATATTCCGTTTCTTTCCTCGGTTACAATGCAGCTTACCGCATCTGTTAAAAACCCTATTCCATTTGTCGTAAAATCTTTTTCTAAGGCATCATATAGAATCGGTATCAAAGTCTGCACCACCTCGGTATAATTTCCACTTTTGTTACATTGCCAGCCCAGCTTATGTTATTTGCTCCTGCTGTCAGCTTCGGGAAAAGTTCAGTAACCATTTTACTGTTTTGTAGCAGATCACCTTTATATGCGTTCATTATTTCGCCGTCAATCTCAATGTATTCGTTCACATCTTTAAAGGTGTGTGCCCGGTTATTGATATACAGCGTAATGCCACCACTTCCCGTTATTTTTATATACGGCGTTGCCGTAAATCCCTCTGTGTTGTATATGGTTGCTGCTTTCGTTAGGGTTATTGTCTTATCCCCGTTCAGCCGTCTTTCATATGCTTTGCACATGAATGTTATTTCTATCTCTCCCAGTAACCGCTTTGCCAGTTCTGACACGCTGGCGTTACTGTTTATATACGCCAGCCTATAACGTTCTGTATTGTAAGTGTCGTACAGCCTGCTATACTCTATTCCCGGCGCATACAGCCACATATAAATGCTGTGTGCCAGTTCTTCTAAGCTCCTGCCCTGCGTGGCATCTACGCAGCATGTATATTTCTGCTCATAGTCTTTAAATCTCTGGTTGTCCAGCGTGTCTATTCTGTTGTCCTGTATCAAAATGCCTCTTGCTGGCACTTCTACGGTGTCAATCTCCGGCTCTGCTGCTGAATCAGCGGCACTCTGCCCGGTAATAAATAAGCCCATATCCAACGAATTTATGCCATTATAGGTAAAGCTATTTGCGCTTTCAAAATATTCACTAAGCATATGCCGCCTCTTCCCTTTCTTTTATTTGGTCTGCAATTTCCAATATTTCCTCTGTAAGTTCTCTTATGTCCTGTTCCCTATTGTTGTAAAAATTCTCAATTTTTAACTGAATTTCATTTGTTGTACTGCCGCCCTGTTTACCGTTTACGGTATCCATTGCGGTATTTCTTGCCGTTGGTGTCAATGGCGTTACAATCGTCTGACCGTTTACCATTTGTATTAACTCTGGTCCCGCCTCTGCAACCATTGCCGCACCGTTCTGTAATACACCGCCATGTGCCAGCCTTGGCAGGCTTAAATATCCCAGCCCGCCTATATTTACGCCCGGTATCTTATTGATTAAGCCGATTGCCCCATTTATCAGCCCTATTGCACTGTTAATGGTTCTTTCAATCGTACTTATTACTCCGTTGATTCCGGCACGTACTGCACCACTGATTGCATTTGATATTGCAGTACCCAAATTAGAAAACGTGCTTTTGATTCTGTCCCATAAACCGCTGAAAAAGCTGCCCCAGTTTGCAAATACCTGTTTTACAGCCTCCCACGCTGCACTAAATGTTGTCCTAAAGAAATTTCCTACCGCACTGAATATTATTTTTACACTGTTCCATGCTGTGCTGAAGAAATTAGCAAACCCAGCCCAAATGCTTTTAATTCCGTTCCATGCGTCACTGAAATTCCCCGTTAATACATCTTTTACTACTGAAAAGATTGTTTTAATACCATTCCATACTGCTTGGAAATACGCTACTACAACGTCCCATACCGCCTTTATGACTTCCCACGCCGTACTAAAGAACGCCCCCAGCACTTCCGCTACCACAGAAAATACAATTTTGATATTTTCCCAAATTGTAGTAAAGTACATTACCGCAACGTCCCAAACGGTTTTTATCAGCTCCCACGCAACCGAAAAGAAGCCGCTTAATACTTCGCCAACTACAGAAAATACAGTTTTTATTGCTTCCCACAAAATCATAAAATACGGTGCTACCAAATCCCACACAGCCTTTATAATTTCCCATGTATCGCTAAAAATCTGTGCGATATCTGCCATGATCTGCTGAATTACGCCCCATATCATTTCTATGTACGGCTGTATAAATCCCCATATCTCCTGCATTTTGTCCCATACTGCGCTTATAAATTCTTTGATTGCATCAATGGCATTTCCTACAAAATCTTTGATTGCAGAAAAAATGCCGTCAACTATTTCTCTAAACCATTCACACTTGTTATATAGGACAACCAACGCCGCCACCAATGCGGCTATTGCTATCACTACTATCATTACTGGATTCGCTGCCATTACTGCATTTACTGCTGCAATCGCAGGCTTTAACATCTTGCATACGTTTATTATGCCCGATATCGCCCCCGCCACCTTGCTTATAATCAATAATGCCGGGGCTAAAGCTGCCACAACTGCCAGAATAATAGCAATCGTTTCTTTCTGCCCATCTGACAAGTTTCTAAACCAGTCCGTAAAGTTCTTTACTGCACTTGTTACTTTTTCAATGGCAGGCTTCAATGCTGATAACGCTGTGCCTGCCAAATCACTGCCCGCAAGTTTCAGATTATTCAGCGTTGTTTTCGCTTCGTCCCATGGGTCTAATGTTGCCTCATAGGTATCCTGTACTACGTTCCCGTAATCGTCCAACGATGCGCCCAAATCGTCTAAGCTCAACTTACCCTCTCGGATCGCCTGCGCCATTTCCGCAAAACCTTTAGAGCCAAACGTTTCCTGCGCTATAGATAACGCCTCTGTTTCTGTGCTGGCGTTTTTGATTCTGTCAATCGTCTTTTGCAGTGCTTCATTTGTGCTTAATCCCTCTGCGGTATAATTCTTAACGGACTTTTTCAATCCTGCCATTGCTGTTGTTGCATCAACACCGTTGTTCTCAAATGCAGCCAGTAAATTTACACTTTCTGTAATCCCCAGCCCCATTTCTTTTAAGGTGCTGCCGTTCTGCATCAATGAATTTTCCAACGTATCCATTGATAACCCGGTATCCTGTCCTGTCTTTGTCAGAAGTCCCAGCACATTGCCTGCCTGTGATGCGTCAACATTGAATTTATTTAAAATCGTATCAACGTTATCTATTGATGTATTGAGGTCTGTATCATTGATTTCAGAGAACTCTATAAACTGCTGTGACAGTTTTTCAAGTTCTTCCCCTGTAAGCTGGAAACGTGTATTTACTTCTCCGATTGCCGTACCTGCTGTTTCTGCATCAATCGGCAAACTTGTAAATATGTTTTCCATGCTGCCTTGCAGGCTTTCCAGTGCTTCGCCTGTTGCGCCTGTTTTGGTTATCACAATGTCATAGCCATTATCTATGTCCATTGCTGCCGCATACGATGCAGCCCCCACCGCTGCCGCTCCTGCTGATAACGGTGCTAATGCTTTTGCCGCTGCTCCTGCTTTATTGCTCACAGTGTCCAGCGCACTTGCCGCTGCATCAATCTTGCTTACTTTTTCTGCTGTATCGTCTGCTGCATCAGCCACGCCCTCAAGCTCTTTATTGCTTTCCTGCGCCTGCTGCTCCAAATCTCCCAGTTTGATTTCTGTTGATGCAATTTCTCTTTGTAACGCTCGGTACTGTTCCTCGCTTACTTCGCCATTTTCAAACTGCTCCTGTACCTGTTTTTCCGCTTCTTTCAGCGTATCCAGCTTTTCTTTTGTACTTCCTATAGCTTCTTTCAGAATCTTTTGTTTTTGTGCCAAAAGCTCTGTATTTGAGGGATCTAGTTTTAATAGCTTGTCTACTTCCCTCAATTCTTTCTGTAAAGAACTGCATGAGCTGTTTACCCCGGAAAGTGCTTTTGATAATTTGGTAGTATCGCCGCCAATTTCTATGGTAATGCCTTTAATGTTTCCTGCTGCCATGCTACCGCTCTCCTTTCCGCATCTTTTCCCGTAGTTTCTTTCTATCCGGCTTTGTTTGTTCCATTCTCCAGCAATTATCTAAGTACTCTCTGCCCTCTTTCGTCTGCATGAGCCTGTGTATATTTGCCTCTCGCATAAAATACAAATACAAATCTATGGGCATTTCCTGTACGTCAGATATCGTGATATTCAGATAATCAATTACCAGTTTTTCCCCTTTTGTATTCAATCTATAATGCACTTCGTCCCCGCTGCCGCCGCCCGGATAATACGGCATTTTTAATTTGGGTTATTCTTAATCGAATTGACAAAATCGCCGTAATCGTTAATGTATGCCACGATTTCCTCAATGTCGTACTCTTCACTTTCCAAATACTCTGCTGTAATCCGCTCCCCATTTTTATTGTTAGATAAGATTTCAGCCATAAGTGACAGCATTGTTTTATATACCTCTTTGCCGTCTACTTCCTCTTCGTCCAGCTCGCTAATTTCCTGCATCTTTTCAAATGTGCTTTTCTTCGGCATGTTTACAATTACTACTTTGCCGTCTTTCAGTGTTGTTGTATAAAAACTTCGTTTCATTTTTCCAAAATTAAAACTTTTGTTTGCCATGCTTTACTCTCCTTATTTTTGGCTGCGGGAATTGCCCCGCAGCCTTTTCTTTACGCTTCTGTAACGATATCCTCGTCAAAAATCAGTAATGTACCGTCTTTATCCATTGGGTGTGCCTTAAACTGCGGCTCTATTGTGCTTTCTGCATCTTTGGCAAATGTAAAGCTAAAGCCCGCCTCATTTCTTCCCACAATCGTTACTCTGATATCTCCGTCCTCACTATCTTCGTGTAAAAATCTAATGAGATATTTTTTATGGTTCTGGTTTTTGATTCCACCGATTTTTACGGTTCTCTTTTTGGCTGTTTCGGTTACTCTCGCTGTTGCACACAGCTTTTCAAGTGTCTTTGCGCACCATGTAAGCAAGCCTGCCTTTAATGTCACATCTTCGCTGGTTAAAATCGTTTTCTGCACAACGCCCAAATCGTCCTTTGCTGTATATGTTTCTGCGGTGTACTCCAACGATGCGCCGCCCTTGATATGTGCAAGCTGGTTTTCGTCTGTTTCAATCGCTGTATCTTCCGGGATTTCCCCAGTAAAAACCATGCAATACAGCTTTCCACTGCCTAAAATAATTCTTTCGCTGTCCATATCCTTATCCTTTCTTTTTCACTTTCTCGTAAATTGTAAATTCGTATGCGGTCTGTACCATATCCTCGCTTTCAATCGTATCTTGGTACTTTGTGTAATCCACATCAAATAACACTTTTTCTTCAATTTCTTTCTCTAAACTGCCGTCTACCACCTTGTCTGTGTACAGTTCCAGTGCTGCGTGTATCTCATGTAACAAAATTCTTTCATCACTTCCACGCCCCACTACCTGCGGCACGATATACACAAGATACGGCGGCTCTGGTAACGGGTTTTCCTTTGTTTCCCGGAACGCATCTTTTGCAAGTGGCAGCCCCGTTGCTTTTGCCCTGTCAATAATTGTTTCTAATCTCACTGCTGCACCGCCTTTTCTATGCGCTCCTGCAATTCTGTTACCATTTTTTCCTCTACAGGCTTAATATGTACCCTCGGCTTTACACGCCCGCCATTTCTGCTTGCATGTCCATATTCCAGTAAATGCGTAATCTGATAATCCGTTTTGTTAAACACAGTATTTCTTTTGGTGCGGGTATCTGCATAGGTCTGTTTTTTTCTCCAACCTCTTCTATAACTGCCTGTCAGTTTTGGGCTGCTCTGTTGCAGTTCGTCCACGCCCTCTTGTGCCACATCATCAACTATCGTTTTTATTTCGTCTGCTACATTCTGGTCGTACTCTGTAAGCCCGGCTGCAATCTCTGTTGCAAGGTCTTTTATATCTACTTCTTTGCTCAACGTCTGCCCACCCGCTTTTCAGCATACAATTCTGTCTTTTCTTCGTTCTTCCGTTTGTATGTTCGGTATACCGTCAGCCTCTGCCCGTTGTATTCAATCTCTGTTTGATTGCTGTATTCAAAACTCCATACCACAAATTTATATTGCGGCTTTATGTCCTTTTGCCCTACCGCCTCAAACTCACTTTGCGTAATGCTCTCAACGTCACAGAAAATAATAGTTTTCTCTACCTCGCTGTCATTGATCTGCTCACATAACGTAATTTCTTCCTGCATCTTATCCCTCTTTTGTGTTGTAATCTCCGGCAAGACACAGCGACATTTTCAACGCCTCATAACTCTGTTTGTATCTATCTGCTGCATTTTGGTAATTAAACTCTGCTTTCACAAACAACGTAACGGCTCTGATAATGAGCGCATCATTTTCGTTGATATTTACCACGCCTGCAAGCTGTAAATCCAACTTGCAGGCTGCAATACTGTTGTTTATGTCCTGTTCAATCACTGCGGATTTGCTTAAAATCCTCATGCTGCTTTTTATGGTATCTGTTAATATTGTTTCCATAAAACCGCCTCTACTTTGTGATTTTCGCCACTCCTGCTGCCACCAAAACCTCTGCCCGCTCTGTTGTTACAACAAATTCTTTGCCCGGTCTAAATGTCTGCTGTGCCTGTTTATCTTTGTAGGTTTCAATAATCGTTACTTTCACACTGGCTTTTTCGGTGTCCGTTTCGGACACTTCCGGCGTTGGCGTTTCCTGTTCTGCTTCTCCCGGTACTTCCGGCTGTTGCGGCTCTCCCTGCTGCGTTTCTTTCTCTTCCTGCTCTTCTGCATCTACTGCCGCAATTCTCTTTGCAAGCTCTTCTTTCGTTCCGATGTCACTCAACCCCAGCTCATTTGCAAGTTTCTGTAAATCTTCCTTTTTTCGCTTTTCAAGCTCTTTTACATCAAAATGTGCCATATTGTGCCTCTCTTTCCTTATACCGACTTAACGCCCTTTTTTACTAAGATAATGCCGTTTGCATCGGCTACCTTGCCGTCCACAACCATTAAGCACTTATTTTTGATTTTGTTGTTGTCGTGGTCTGTCCACTTCACTACCTGCATTTCCATGTTGGTATTGATAACGTAATCAGAGAAACTCATAAATACCGCAATTACATCTCCCTCGTTTGCATCGTCCCAGCTCGGTAACACATCGTCCTCTACAGTTTCCACGTTCTTGCCCATGAAACGGTATGTTTCCTCTCCGTTCACGCCATAGTTTGTACGTCCAATCGGCTGCCCGTTCTTATCTTCCATGCCGTCAATGCCTGTATCAAACGTGGACTGATTCATAACGAAACTGCCATTTCTGTACGCCTTTTTCATTTTGCCTTTTACTTTGTGCCAGCCATTCCAGCTCTCATACTCTTCCTGTGTCAGCGTAACAACCGTTGTTACCCTGCTGTCCTTTGTGACACCCAGCGGCTGCCCCTCTCCTGTACCGTTGAAAATGGCAATCTCAATAGCCTTTACCATTGCCTCTGTTGCCATAGGTACAAACAGATCAGTAAACATTTTCAGAGTAACGACATTGGCTAAAATGCTCTGTGAAATTTTGCACTCTAAGCCGTAATAGTTGAATGTTACAGAAGTTTTTGCAGATGCTTTCTGGTCATCGCTGCTCTTTTCCTCTGCAATCCAGTGTGCCGTAGGTTTTAAATCTGCAATCGGAATGGATACGCCGCCCTGTACGTTAATCTTGCGTACTTTTGCGTAAATGCTGCCGTAGCTTTCCAGCTTTGTAATAATCTCATTCATAATAGAGGTTGGAATTACTGCGCCGCTGTCTGCTGTTGTAGTGTTTTCTGCCGCTCTATACTCCTGCGGAATAACCACGCCCCTGCACACATAGTTCATAAATGCTTTTCTGTATGCTACAGTGTCGTACTTATCCTCTGGCTCTGTTGCTGCTGCACCTGCGCCGCCTGCTCCTGCAAAGTTTCTAAATGTCATAGGCTCTGTGCCTGCGCCGCCTGTAGGCTCTCCCGCAGCAATTCTTGCAAGTAAATTTTTACGTTTTTCTGCTGCCGCCTGCAAAGAGGTTCTTTCTTCCTGTAATGCTGTTACCTCTGCTTCAAGTGCTGTCATTTCTTCGTCTGTAAGCTCTGCCGCTCTGGTGTTCAGCTCTTCTCTGATTTCTGCTAATCTTGCCTCAATTTCTTTTAATCTCATGCTCTGTTTTTCTCCTTTTCATTTTCGCTTTTATAAGCTCGTCTTAATCTTTAGTATCATAGCCCGCCTTTTAAGCAACTCCTGCTTTTCCTGCTCATAACTCCTATTTGCAAAATTACGGGCACTTATTTC